GGCGTAAGCGGCCCGAACTACTCACTATTAAAAATAGTGGACAATGTAGCTAAAATTCGGACATACATCTAATAAATTGCGACCCAAGAAGTAAAAATTTCACAACATGAACAAGACTAAAAGTCTTACTCAGGTTGCTACAAAACCTTCTCTATCACAATATAATAGAAGTAAGACTATAATAAGTCTCATCCAGGAGCGCATCACTGCGCACCCCCCCTCGGCCACCGAAGGGTATCCTATCATTTAATTAAAAATGATTCTTAATGGTGTTTTTAAAGTCCACATGACTTTTTATAAAATATGTAAATATGTATAAATGTATATATTTGCCCCCAAATTATCCAATTAAGCAGGAATAGGATTGGCATAGGTATAAATTATTGGAGCACCAACAAATAAACCTAACGTAAAATCCTCTCCTACACTCACATACTGTTCAATTCTATTTTCATCATTACTAGATTTATTAGTAAGATCAAAACTAATTTGAACACCTTGCCGATCACCCACACCTGCCATGTTCAGAAAACGACCAAATCTAAAACGTTGGCCAGCAGAATAAAAAGGAACTTCAATTTCCAAGACTGGGTTAAAAGCCGTGGGTGTAAGAGCAGTACCATTTAGTGTAGACCTAAGCGCACTCAATAAATTTTTGCGTCTAAGACCAAGATTACCAACCAACTCTACAGCATATTGGAAATATGGCACATTGACTAGAATACCTTGACGCGTGACAGACATAAGTGAGTGAGCGGGCTGGTGAGCTGCAACAAACTTGTGTCGCAGACTACCACGCTGACACACAAATGCTGGTGCTAGATAATTCAAAAGTGTCATAGAACAAAAATTATAGTTTCTATTGGCAGCAGTAGAATCAACCGCAAGATCAATACCATTTGGATCCCAGCCTCTATAAAGAGGCATTCCTGGCAAATCAAGAATATACATCCTAAAAGTGCCTGGAAAAGAATAAGGGAAATAAGAATTGGCATATTGGTACCTGCGTAAAAGGTCCTTAAAAGACACTATACGTTCTCCCTGGTAAACCAAATATTGATTGTCATTATGAGAAATAAGATCTTCACCAGTGCCGAAACTTTCTATTAAGTTACCGCCAACAGGGTTATTAGAATTATCGTCGCCTCTTGCTAACATAGAATCAGGTGAACTCATCTCAGACTGTTGTTTGAAATATGACAAGTTAACTAGGCCCTGACCAGGCACAGCAACTGCAAAATCGTCACCAGCTGAGACCCACACTTGAATTTTAACATCTGCGGGAGAAGTAGACGGTGTAGCGAGTTCATTAATAACATAAACAGAAAGGGTTCCATTATCATATGAAGTGCCACCCGTAACTGGGTTAGTGGTAGAAAATGTAGTGGCCCCAGCTGCCTGGATGCCCCAACAATTCTGCCATGCTCTGACGTTAGTCCACTTACATTCATAATCAAATTCTCGATCTGAAGTTATGTCAATAATGGTGGAATAAACCTGATTCATGGGAACAACCCCAACAGGATTGGACAAAGGGTTATAAACCAATCTAAGTCGTCCACGATGATATTCAGAACATACCACTTTAAAGTGGAATTTTATTGTTCCTTGCCATGCTTCAAAAGGCATACTAGCAAAAGCCAAAGCAGTAGAATGAATTTCTTGCACTGGTGCAGCATTAACTACATCAAAACAAAAAGGTTGAACTACCATGCTCGCTAACAACGTATCTGGAACTGCTGTTTCGGGCCAATTAAATTGGCGCCAAAAAGTTAAACGTGATGCTATAGAATGAATAGTTAATTCATCAGCACCTGCAAGACCCATCGTACGTGTGTCAATAGTAAGCTCGTTCTTTGAGTCTAATGACAATTTGTTAACGACTTCTGGGGCATCTGAATTTGCTAAATTTCCACAATAACGTGGAGTGTATGGAGCAACATCTGTCAAAACCTGCGGACGAGAATAGCCAAAAATACGAGCTACCTGGCCTATCTTATCAGCCACCATACTGGTTGCTTTAGCATATGGTCCAATATATGGAATCATAGTTAAATAATCAGCAGCCTTAGCAATAGCAGAAGCAGGTTTA